AGTATCTGCAAAGAGTGTTTGAATCACCTGAAGGAACCAACAGTATAAGAACCTATTCAGACATGAACAGTCTTATCTGGGATACTTCTCTTGTGATGGGTGATTGTTTCTTTGAGATTAGTACTGACCGTGAGTATGGTATCCTGAATGGATTCAAGTACATCCCGAATAGTGCTATTATGTATAGTAATGAGAATGCTTGTTTCCAATTACGTGATAATCCAAGAGTACAATATGAGCCATATGACCTTGTTCATATCAGTAGACCATCAATAAGGGAGCGTAGTAGTGTGTGGGGTGAAAGCCTCGTTGATAAGTGTGCAGATTACTTGGCACTCATCACCAACGCTGTAACATACAATAATGACTTGTTGTATAATGATGGGCTTGATGCCAACACTGTACTCTCGTATGATAAGGATATGAGTAATCAGAACTTCAAAAGTGAAGTGAAACGACTCAATTTCCTACGAGAAAAACAGAAGAAGGAAGGAGCCAAACGAGGAATTATTGCAGTGAAAGGAGCAACCGTTCAAAACAGTGCAAAGAGTAGTCAGGACATGGATTACATGCGATTACTTGACTTTGCAGAAAACATGATTCTCAGGACATTCAGAGTACCACCACAGTTGTATGGAAAAATTGACACTGCTAACCTTGGTAGTGGTACGGGTGATAGTCAACGGAAGGACTGGAAAACAACCTTCGAGGGTGAAAGCACTCATGTTGAAAATGCATTCAACAAGGCACTTAAGTTCCATGGTTTCCAGGAACGTTTCAGTTATGGTAAGATTGACGTGATTGATGAACTCTACGATGCACAAGTTAATCAGATACTTGTTAATACTGGTATTAAGACACGTGATGAAGTACGTAACGAGATGGGACTGGATAAGTTATCGAATAGTTGGAGTGGGTATTACAGATGAACCTCGGACAATTAACACTTGATGATTACCTGGTCAATGAACAGTTACTATATGAAAACATGGCAAGTGCCTTTGATGAAGTCGTCTCTGCTACAATGGAGTGGATTGTTACTCCAGAGGCAGAGGAATTCTTTGTCAGTCAGAGCAGACGACTAAGTACATTCATGACTGAAAGTGGTATCCGCGAGGAATGGAATAATATCATTGAACGCAGAGCCACTCGTGGAGCTGACCTCACAGAACAAATCTATGATTATGCACGACGCAAAAACATGGAAGACTACGTCCAGGAGTATACACCTGCAGAACGCTTAGCAATCAACAGGTTATGTGATTATAATTATGAACTCATCGTGAATGTTACACAGGACCAAATTGCAGGAATACGAAGATGCCTTGTACAAGATTATGCTGAGGGTGTGAATCCAAGACAAACAAGTCTACGAGAAGAAGTATCCCATATCCAATTAGAACCTATTAATGGATTGTCGCCGGAGGAGCGTGCAGTTATGATAGCACGAACCGAGAGTGCAAGGACATTGAATGTATCAACACTCACAACATACCAAGACGACGGAGTACAATTCGTGGAATTGTACGGTACTGGTCAGTGTGATGAATGTGCTGAGTATACTGCTGGTAGTGCAGGTTATCCTGATGGTGTACCTATTGGGGAAGCTTTAGATTTGGAGTTACCTCATCCTAATTGTCGGTGTGCATGGATACCGGTAAAAAAAGAGTGATAAGATGACAGTAAAGCAATTTAACATATTAAACGAAACATTAAAAAGCATTGATGAAGGCGGGGAATTATACATCAAAGGTATAGCAAATACTGGTGAACGTGACCTTGTTGGAGATGTCATAACTGAACAAGCATTACAGGAAATAGCAGAACAAGCAGTTAATCGTAACTTACACTTCAATCATGCAGGACATTTTGATAACACATTATCTGAATTGACTGAAAGTATTATTGGTGTAATCACTGAGTCAGAGGTAACAAGTGAAGGTGTGGAAATCACAGCAAGAATACTTCCAAAGCATGCAGATAATATACGCTACCTCTTGGATAATGGTGTACGTCTCGGACTTAGTGTGTCTGGGCAGGCTCATTATGAGGAGAATAGTTGGGAGCAGATTGAAAGTTGGGATTTGACTGAGATTAGTCTTACTGCTATGCCTTGTGATCAGGGTACTATGGGAACAGTTGAGATAAGTAAAAGTTTCACAGACTTCATAAAATCAGTACCAACAAACAATGAAGAAGATGATGATGATAAATCCATAAACGATGGAAGTGATAAAATGGCAGACGACGGAATCACAAAAGACGATGTAATAGAATTAATTAACACAGCCTTTAATGAAAAAGAAGAAGAACTCTTAGAAACTGTAAGAAAAGAAAACGAACAAAAATTTGATGAAATACTTGCAAGACTCGAAGCACTTGAAAACCAGAAAGATGACGATGATTCAGGTGACGACGACAATAACCCAGATGCAGGTGCAGACTCTGATGCAGACGATGGAAAAAACATCGATGAATTAGTCAACAAAAAAGTTGAAGAAACATTATCCACAATCTTCAAAGGAGTACGCACTCCTGAATTCCAGTACATGCAAGAACAAAAAAGCACACCAGACGAAGATGATGATGATGATGGTGTCAATGAAAAAAAATCATACACAGCAAAAGAAATAGCTGAAGCAATCGTAGGGAGGAACATGTAAATGTCAGGATTAACACAATTCGCAAAAGCACTCAATAAGAGTATGCAAACCACCGCAGACCTTGCAGCAGGTATGGGTGTATCAGTTGATGAACAAATACAGATGAAAACATTCCAGTATTCACCACTTCTCCAGGTATTAGAGGGCAAAGGCAGAACGCAAGATGTAACAACTGCAGATGTAACATTCTTCAGAGAAACACCTACCAATACTGCAGCATTCATTCCGGAAGGAACAACATTACCAGAACATGGTAAAACAACATACACTCCAATCACACAAAGAATGAAAGAATTAGTAAGTACAATTAGCGTAAGTGAACTTGCACAGACAGGTACTGAGGTTGTTGACCTTGTACAGAGAGAAATTACAAGAGCATTCTACGAAGTAAACAGTAAACAAGACAACACACTCCTAAATGGTTCTGGTACTGCTTCCAGTAACGATTACCCATCCATCTTGAAAGACATACCAAGCGATAACAAAGCAAATGTAAACGGTGTAATCACAGAAGACGCAATTGATGACATGCTCACAACAATCGTAGACGATAACGATGGACACCCAGATATTCTCGTAACTGATACTTTTGTAGCAAAACAGCTCAAAGCTATTGCAGCACCATACAGAAGATACAACGACAAAGTAGATATTGGGCTCGGTTTCAGAGTATCCACCTATGAATCACCAGACGGTGCAGAAATCCCTGTGCTCGTTGATAAGAACATTCCTGTAACGAGTAATGCACATAGGATTGCATTCATTGATTCCAGTGCTGTTGAAATCAAATACTTGCACAGGCCTGGAGTGAAAGAATTACCAAGTCCTACTCTTAGTAGTGAGTTCTGTGTACGTGCACATACTACTGCATGTAATGTTGCACCGTTCAGATGTGGATTACTTGAAGGAATTAAAGCACCATCTGCATAAGATACAGGAGTGGATTAGAGTATGAGTATACTTGAGGATTTACGAGCTATGCTCATAGCTCATAATATAGATGTAACTGCTTACACTGACCAAATTCTTAATAGTTTCATAAGTGAAGCACGCCTCCTTGTGGGTGAAGATTTCATGTTCGATCACACGGTGGAGGAGTATGATCCTAACTTTGATGATGATTGTATCCTGGTTGGTGATTATCCTGTCAAGGAGGGTACTGTTGTTGTAACTCTTGATGATGAAGTAATCACGCCAACGAAGATTACAAGTGAGGGTATTATTTATTTACCTTCACGTGTGAACGGTCATCTTAGTGTACGTTATACTGTGGGATTAAGTGGTGAGGATATTAATCAGTACTTATTGCCAATCGTCGTGTATATGATACGAGAAAAAGAGGGGCAAAACATTAGCAGTATCAATGAGGGAGACATCAGTATAAGTTACGATACTAGTAACGGAGTCAACACGCAGATGTCCCAATTGATACAAGACTTGAAACATAAGTATTCTGGGAGGGCTTGTTGGATATGACAATCTACTTCCCAGACACCATTCTACAAAGGTACACTTACACCGATGATAAGAAGGGAGTGTACGGAGAAACAATCCAATCCTATGAGTACAAGGAAGACATACTCGTAGACTTTCAAAACGAGAACAACAATGAACTTGCACAGCAGTACGGAGTTGACTTACAGAACCTATACAAAATCTACGGCGATGAAGAAACAAACATCAACGACAACGACCAACTACGAGACAATCAAGGAAACAAGTACCATATCATAGGAAAAGTCAGACACTACACTCACTTCCACAAATACTGGAAAGCCAACCTCATCAAGGAGCGATGAGGGTATGGGTGCAAAGATGACAATTAGTGCTAGTCTTGAACGCAAATTAAGTGAAATACGATTAAGAACAGCACTTGAAAAAAGCGTGAAACAAACAATGAATGACCTCATGACTGAATGTATCAAAGAAGCACCACCGAACACGGACTACAGGAAAGACAAGAGTAAACCTCGGTTAGCTACTGGGAATCTTGCTCGTAGTCATAGTGTGAATTTCAGGATTAGTGGTTCACGTATGGAGGGCTTGTTGAAGAATAGTGCTAGTTATTGGCCTTATGTGCAGTTTGGTACTAGTCGTATGAATGCGAATGCTTTTCTTACAAGAGCATTGGAGACTGTGTCTCCTGGTGAGAAGTGTGCTGAGTATTTCAAGAAGTATTACAAGGAGTGAATATTATTATGAATTGTTTTGAAAGGTACCTTGTTGAATTATTACAGGGACACATCACATATGAAGGCAATGTTGTACCTGTTGTCCGTGATTTCAGTAATGCTCCACGATTACCTGTTATTACCCTTGATTTGAGTGCTGGTGTTACACAGGAATATGAGTATCATGAGTACCTGGAGAAGGAGCGAGTGTATCACATGTTTCATAGTAACATCAATGTGAGCATTTGGTGTAATACTGAGGAAGAACGTGAAAGTATCACTGACCAGGTGTTACAGTGTTTCTATGATGAAAATAATTATCATTACAGGTATTGTTCACAATATGATGATGGAAACTGCAAATGGTTAAGTTCTTCTTGTCCTGCAAGGAATGTGGGTAAGGATGGGAAGTATCAATGCACTAATATGGATGAGTACAATTATCAGAGCTTGAAACAGAAGCATGGGGTAATTGATGATACTGTGACGGTTCTTCCACCTTTCACGATGGATGAGATGGATAAGCATCCTCCTTTGCTTCGTAGCATTCTTCGTTGTGATGGGTACTACAATGAATTGGTAAGGGAATTTGGTAAAGCATACCCTACAAAGCAGGAATGAAAAATAACTATTTTAGGAGAAACGAGAAGAATATGACAACAACAAAACTAAGTGGTATCACATTCGAGGAAAATACCACAACAATTCCAACCGTTAATGAAAACATCATTGACGCTCCATTAATCATAATACAATCCACACAAGCAATAAGTGGAATGGATGGAGAATACACAGAATTCACAAACTACTCAGAATTCTACAACAAAGTAAAAGACGCCAACATCACACGTACAATCAAATTTGTACGTAACATGATAAACGAGTCCGGCGTCGGAAAATTCTATGTATACAGTCTCAAAACAGACACAACAGACGGATTCAAAGAAGCAATCAAAGGAAGCACACACCTCTACGATTGTGAAACAATCATCTACATAGAAGAACAAAAAAGCAAAACAGAAAACACAATCAAAAACAAGATGACAGCAATCTCACAAGCAGTGCGTGAAATCTACACCGACGGAGTATTCAGAGAAGCATACGTAGTACCTGCAGGTACAGTTGCAGGAGCAGTTGCAGAAGAAGGAGCAGTTGCAGGTGCAGCAAGTACAGCTGAATTACAGGAAATTACAAGTGGAACCAAAGAGGGGCTTGTTTGTGTTATTATGCCTGACACTCTTGGAGGACAAATTATGGGAGGAATACTCAACACCTCTTATGATAAGGAAATCGGGCAGTATGTGATTAGCTATCCGAACCTTGAGAACGTGTATGAACTGAACGGCGAACAGATGCTTGCACTACAGAACGCCGGAGTAATATTTGTCAGACCACAATCATACCGTGGAGCAACACAGTACAAAATCAACTTCGGAGTAACAACCAGTTACCAGGACAATAAGAGCGATGGCAGTCTTGTGAAAAGAAGAATTGTAAACCAGTTCCTCAGAGAAGTGAAAGAAGAAGCACAAGACATCGTACTACAAAAGGAAACAAGTGCAGTGCTAAGTGAATTGAACTCAATTCTTGGTGCAATTGTGAATAAGTTTGTAGCAAATGATTGTGTGACTCGTGAAGGTACAAAACTCAGTGTTGCAGACGCTGGTAATGGTGTATTCACAGTAACAGGAATAATCACTCCAATTGGTAGTGTAGAACATATCAATGTATCATTAACAATACAATAAGAAATGGGGGGAGATGAATATGGTTGAAGCAGGAGTAACATTAACTATCGTGAGAATTCACTGGGAAGGAAACAGTTACCAAGTCAAAGTCGGCGGAGTCAAAGACCCTGATAAACAGGACATAGACACAACATACAGTACTGATTCACTCGAACCAAACCGTATCAAGTTCGGTAAAAAAGAGTACAACATTGACCTAAGTGACGTACAAAACTACCGTTGGTTATTTGACTGGATACGTGAAAGACAAACAAGCGGATACTTCAAAGGATACCCTGGACTAACGATATACAAATCCAAGAATGGTAAAGTATACCCTGACAGAGTATACACTGGCGTGTTCGTTGAAGAAATCAGTCCGGAAGATGATGGGGATACTTTTGATGTGAAACTTGTTGCAAGTCACAAAGTTGTCCGTGACGCAAATAATCAGTTCTATAGTAGATTATCAAGATAAAGATTAGAATATTACAAACTTTTGATGGGATGAGAATAAAAGGAAGATGGGTGGAAACATAATAGGAGTATATGTTTCTTTCTTTTTTTGTTCTCATCCCCCTTTTTTTATAAAAATTTTTTACTCGTATTTTTGGAGGCGAACAAAAAAATGAAAGAAATATATGATGAACATCTCGGAAAAACAATCATAATACCAACCGGTGAAGAAGGAGTAACGGAAACCTTCGAGGAAAGCATAAACAACATAGAACGCATATCTCAAGAATTACTGGAAACAGAATACTACGAACAAGCAAAAATACTCAACAAACTCGACATACCACACAGTGAAGCAACACTCATCAGCAAATACCTTGAAGTATACCCCAATATGCACTTACTCAGCAACGAGGAAGTAGAACAAGTTGTTGAAGTAATCAGTTCATACGTACCAAGCATACGCAAACACAAACCACAGGAAATGTTACACAACTACGAAGAAAACACACAAACAATCAACGCATACGAACAATTCATGCAACTAACAGACAAAAGTAACCAAATAACAACAATACCTTTCTCATATACTTTAGGAAAACAAACCATCGACACAGCATTCGACGTATACCCTATCACAGACAACCAAGCCGTACTCGACATCAGCACTGAGTTAGAATTATTCAAGGATTTCACAGAAAAAGAAATGTTGATCTACAACAAAAATCAACAAGGAAACAACCTATCAAGAGAGGAACAAATAATCCTCAACAGTGTGAACAAAAGAATACAAGAAAAAACAATACAACAAAGCATACCCATCATCACAGAATTCCTATCAATACAGTTACAATTCAAAGGTTGCAACGTATCACGAGATGAAATGAGAACAGCACTCCGCAGGATACCAATCAATGATTTACTACGATTATACGAAGAAGTAGAAAAAATCCTTGGATTAGACAACGTAACCGAAGTAGAAGTGTTTCAAACCACTAATTACTAGTTATAATATGCGTTGCTTCGTAGAAGTGAGCAAGAATCATGGGTATAGTATCACGGATGTGATAAGGTACAGGTTCCGTCCGGATATTCGGTTGCTCATCATGTATTATAATCATCAGTTCCGTTTAGAGTACCGTGAATACGAGAAAATGGAAAAGAACATGAAAAAACAAGAAAAAGAAATAGAACGAAAAAGCAAGGAGGTGAAACACTAACATGGCAGAATCAAATGACATAATGGTAACAGTTGACGTTGACGCAAACAAGGCGGTGCAATCCCTACAAAACCTGAAAAACCATATCACTACAACAGCAGCGGATGTGAATACGAAGTTGAGTGGTAGTGTGACAAATATGGGTACTCGACTCACAAGTGCAGGAAACAAAATCCATAACTTTGGAGCAAATATTAAGCAAAAGATAGGAACGGAAGCAGCACTGGCTTTTGCTGCGGCAGGTACTGCTGCACTGGCTTTTGCGAAGCAGTGCGTGAATAGTGCTATTCAGAGTGAGAGTGCTTGGACTCGTTACGGTGCACTTGTAAATCAAAGTGGAGGTAATTGGAGTCAACAAAGTACAGAAATAAAGGCTTGGGCATCTGATTTCTCTAATAGTATGGGTTATGCTGTTAGTGATACTCGTGAGGCTATGACTGCATTGGCTGAGTTTGGTGTTAAGCAGTCAGAGATGAAGACTGCTATGCAGGGTGTTGCTGGTGTAGCTGCTCGTACTGGTATGAGTGAGGCAGAGGCCAGTAATATGGTTATCAGTGCTTTGAATGGTCGTGCAACGCAACTTAAGAAGTATACTGGAATTGAAATTGAGAATTATGAAGCAGCGGATGGAACTATTGACCGTGAACGATTACTCAATGACCTATACAATCAGAACAAGGATGCTATAGAAGCACATGGTAATACTACAGAGGCACAGATTCAGCGTATGCAGAACAGTTGGGGTACTTTAAAAACTAGCATTGGTAATGCTTTGTTACCAGTGGTGAAGGCTGTTGCTGACGCTGTGAGTTGGGTGGCTGCGAAGTTTAATGCTTTGAATAAATCTCATCCGATTATTGCTCAGATTGCTGCGGCGTTCCTTGCTGTTGGTGGTGCGATTGGTGTAGGTATTGGTGCCCTGGGTATGATTGCTGGTCCACTCATGAATCTTGGTACTATGATTAGTACTGTGGGAAAGGCAATGGAGGGGTTCAGTCTCGCTACGAAGATGAGTACACTTGCAACAAAAGCTCATACTATTGCAACTACTGTTTGGAATGGTATTACGAAGGCAGCTGCTATGGCTCAAGCTGCGTTGAATGCTGTGATGGAAATGAATCCCATTTATTTGGTTGTTATTGCTATTGTTGCTTTGATAGCAGTTCTCATATACTTGTATAAGAATAATGAACAGGTACGTAATGCAATTAATGCTCTTGGGAATTATTTGAAAGGTGCTTTTATTGCAGCTTGGGATGCTGTTCGTGGAGCTATTGATTGGGTGGTATCCTCCCTTCAGAATGCGTGGAATGTTCTCACAGGTTTCTTCGGAGGATTACGTGGAACAGTCAGTGATATTGTAAGCACTATTACAACAGCATTTACGCAGGCTCAACAAGTAGCAAGTACAATGGTAAGATTACTTGTCACAGTCGTGGTTAGTCGTTTCACAGCTCTTGTGAATAATGTTAGAATGTTTTTCACAAACATAGTCAACACGATCAGAGGAAGACTGGGTAATGCTGCAATGATTGCTACATTGATGGCGGCACGTATACGACAAGTGATTGTAACAAGATTCCAACAACTCGTAGCACGTGTACGACAATTCTTCACAAACATAGTCAGTACTATCCGGAGCAGACTCAGTAATGCTGTAAGCACTGCAAGACAACAAGCAGTACAAATCTACAACAACATCGTCAACACGATACGGGGCATACCTGGACAAATAAGTAACGAGTTCGGAAAACTCAAAGACATCATCAAACAAAAACTCATTGATGCTGCAAAAGCCACTTTTGAAGGTGCACAGAATGTTGTGAACATGTTCCTTGGTGGTCTTGACCGTCATAGTCCTGGTAAGGTGCAAAGGGAGACTTTAGCAGAGTTCAGTAGTTTGCCTGGTATTGTATTGAGTCAGGGTGCTTTGGCTGCTCGTAGTGCTGCGAGTGCTGCACGTGGTATTGTCTCTTCATGGAATGATAATATGGATACGTTGGGTGTTAGTGTTGGTAGTTTGCCTCAGTTTGATGCTTTCAATCCTCTTGGTGCTGTGAGCAGTGCTTTATCTTCTCAGAGTTTGGGTGTTGATGTTGGCCTCGTGGGTAGTGATATGAGTAGTCAATCTCTTGGTAGTGCTATGAGCAGTATCACTAATAGTAGTGTGAGTAATACTAAGAACGTTGAGTATCATGAGCATATTGAGCATATGACTATTGACCTCAACAGTCTACCTGGAACAGAGAAAGAAAGATGGTATAACATGCTAAGTGAGATAAGCAGAGGTGTATAATATATGGTTGAATATTTTGATTGTAACAAGACCAGTCTCAAGCAAGGAGCGAAGGGAGCAGAAGTAACACTGCTCCAAACCAACCTCAAACTACTCGGTTATTATGTGAAGTATCAAGGCAGTAACCTCAAAGTGGACGGAGACTATGGAAAATACACCACGTGGGCAGTTAAGGAGTTTCAGAAAGCAACCGGACACGACCCAGACGGTTGGTTCGGACCGAAAACCTGTAAAAGTTTGAACGAACTCTTACAGAAAAAGTATGGAACCAACACAACCCCTACAAAAACAACAACAACTCAAACAACAACACCAAGTAGTAATGTAGCACAAAGTACACAGAAAATAACAATCGACACAAGTAAGAATGTATTCACAGAAAGCGAAGCCAACATCACTATCGAGGGCTTACGTTTCATGATGACAAACTTCAACTTCGACAAACCCACCAGGAACGGAGATACAAAGAGTCTTGAATTACTAGATGGAAACTTCGAGCATTACAAGGCTCATCCTGTGGCTCGTGCTTACTCATTTGATACAGAGATAACACTCACTGAATACAAACAGTTGTACCCAGAGTTAGTGAAACTTGAACAAATACTCTGCACAGTGAATTGTCATTATTTCGGCACAGGAAAATTCTTTGTAAGTTTCACTCCGAGTTTGGATCATGTGCGGTATGTGAAATTATCCTTCAAACTATCGGAGGGTAACTAATATGCTTGGTGAATTACAGTATGCTCTACGAGTGTTTTCGGAGGTTGTGGTGTTACCGGAGGGTAATACTGACACCTCCACCACCTCATCTTCTGCTGCTAAGAGTGGTGGAAGTATAAACACGGAAACCAACTTTGACTGCACAAAGATTAACCTCAGACGCGGAAGTAAGGGAGATGACGTGCGGAAACTTCAAACAATACTCAAAGCACGAGGATATTATACACGCCAAATTGATGGCAGTTATGGTTATTATACTGTTCAAGCGGTTAAGAAGTTACAACGAGCACAGGGCAACACGGCGGACGGTTGGTTCGGACAGAAGACATGTCAGAAGTTACAAAGCACAAGCACAATCACAAGCATAGATGCACAGAATACAACAAACGTAGCTAAAAGCCAAAAAAACAATAGCTTACTAATCACGAATTTCACAGAGAAACCGAGTATGAGCTACGACCTTGAAGGACTATCTAACGAGGTAAGCGTTACAATTCCATACTCCGAGAAGATGTGGCATAGTCTACGCCAGTTGCAGAAAACAGAGTTCACAATCACACAAAACAATAAGAAACTACTACATATGGGTTATATTAACTCATTGAAGATTGATTACAACGATGGAGCATACAAGATAGGAATTGGTATTATTGGGTATAATGCTTTCCTTGAGCAGAGCGTATCGTATGAGAGGACTGCGAAGCGTAGTGAATTACTACAAGACCTTATCACAATGGCTGGTTTGAAAGCAGACATTGACATGAGTGGATTACCAGATACGGAGTTCACAGTCAAGGCAGTCAAAGAAACAAGTAGTAGTGGGAGTGATAGTGTCAGTTTGTCAGGTAATGATTGTCAAGAAACAATTAATATCAGTGCAAGAAGCTTCGACATGGCAACCTGCAAAGGAGACACAAAGATAGGAAACAGTAATGCAAACTATGCCAAGGACACAAAGGGCATGACTGGAAAGGAAGCAATAATGGATGTGTATAACAGGTTCCATTATGGTATTTCACTGTCAAGTAGCAAAGAGTACTTGAACAACCGTCGTTGTCCTCAGGCGATGTGGAGTAAGACTGGTAAGTTTTGGGGTAACTGTGCAGACGTCAGCAGGCTTGTCAAGGCGGTTGGTGAAGTGCATGGTATGCGTGTAGGTATACGTCATATGAGCGGACACTATTACAACCTCATCGAAGTTGAGGGTAAGACCTATCGTTTTGACTGCTGTTGTAAAAGCACTGGCAGTTATAATAAGGAGATAACTAATACGCTTACGAAGCGTGGGGGACCATGGAGTTAGGGTAGTATGACTGAAGAAATAACAAATGAATTACGACAATTAATCGAACCACGCCTCAGGGAGATGTTACCTGAGGACTCATATGAGTATATTGATGAAATGTTCAGTGAGGTAGTGTACAGTGCTCCGGATGGTGTGTTGCGTGTTTCTTTGAAGCCGATTGGTGACGCACCTTCGTTTCAGTTTAGTACGGTGACTGGTGAGTTCCTTGAGATTACTGATTGGGAGTATATACAGAGTGTTGATTTGGATGCTCAACTTGCAGAACAGGAACAACAGGATAATGTGGAAGCAACCATTACAGCATTAAAGCATTATCATAAACAGGAGTATCAAACTATCACTGATTATGAGAAAGTGGTGAATGATAGGAGGGCTTTGACATATGATGGTGTTTCTTTCTATGAGTATGTATTACCTGGTCAAGTCATATATCTTGATGGTGAGAATTATCCAATCACTTACAAAAATCAGTTGGTGAGTGATGGTTGGTATTATTACACTGATGACTCCACGGCAGATGGTGAAAGCCTCGACCGTTACACTTACAAAGTCAAATACGAATGGAAACGCACAAGCATATGGGGGTAACATACTATGAAGTCATTAATTATAATGCAGAAGTACAACCTATTCAAAGCACATACAAAAAAAGAAGAAAAAGAATGTAGTAACCTACATCAACTCATACTATACCTACGAAGGAAGTGAATATAATATGAACAGATTTGAATACAGACTCAAACAAATAGAAATACTACTCCACGCATACAACGAAGCAGACGGTAGCTACGAAGACAAAATATCCGAATTAAACGCTGAAAGAGACAACATCCTCAAAGAAATCAACACGGAGTAACGTTATGGCAAGTATCAGAATAGCAATAGACAACATACAAAACAAATCAGCTGATACAAAAACACTCGAAGCAGTCGCAGAACTCCTACGAAAACAAGGACACACAGTAACCACACACGGAGTAGGACCCAACAAGATACAACACATAATGCAAAAAAGCAGTAACAAATGCGATATAATGATACAAATCGCCGGAGGAAAATGCCTCGGAACACTCGTAGACTTCTACAAAGGCGTCGGAAAATACTACCACGCAACACGAGGAGCATTCCTTTACTACAAATGTTGGGACGCTAACTGGAAAGCAAAGCGTGCATGGGACGACAATTTCAGCAACAACGCCAGTCTCGCACCATACAAAGGCAAAACACTACCAGAAATCTACAAAACAATGAGCGACAAAATGAGCTACGGATACGGAAACAGTGCCGAAGAACTCGTACAAACCTACACCGGAGGAAACACCAGTGAAGAATCAAATAGTGGAGACAGTGGAGGAACCAGTATACTCGAACTCATCAAACAAGTATGCAGTGACCTCGACAAATACGGAGTCGAACTACTACTCCGAGGAGACACAGTACACATAGGACGGACTAATCCGAATAAGGCAACTGTTCTTGACCCACGTACAATCCTGAATGGTCAGATAACATTCAACGATTATGATAATACAACGCCGAACGAGAATCATGGTGTTAAGGATTCGTTCCTTATTGACCGGTATGGTGTTATTCCTTGTGATGATGTTGATAGTACGTGGTATGAACAGGTGTTATTGATGGCTCAGCGTGGTCATGGTCATAGTATTGATTTGAAGTGTTTGTATCGTCATGAGTACCTTTCTGGTCATTGGGTGAAGTTATCGTTGCCTGATATGGGTATTGTGAATCGTCCGTATTATGTTACGAAGCATAGTTATGATGAGGAGAATGTGTTATCTATCACACTTGAGCCTGGTCCTCCTTCATTGTATGTTGAGCAGGAACCTGTGGAAGAAGACACTGGTACAGAAGACGACACGGAGGAAACATAATGACTGTAACAAACCATATGCTACGACAAAAAATAGCCGAAATAAACCAGAAAGTCCGATACAGTAACACAGCCAGCAACGGCACACACTATTCAGCACTTGACGAAGAAGGAACAGTACTCATCGTAGAAAAAAGAATAACCAGGGTACAAGGTGATACAATGATATGTGAGGATGGTACAAAAGCGAAGTTGTATAGTCCTATGCCTTGTTTACACTGGAAATGCTTGACTCCACCTGATAACAAGGGGATTTCTACACTACGTAAACCTTTGAATGGTTTGTTCCTCGATGATGGAACGAATACTTATTGCATCGGTGTGGATGGATTATCTGATGAGTTTGAAGTCAGATTACAAGTCGGAACAAACGAGGTACGCTTGAATAACCTATTTCTTAATTTGAATGCTCCAAGCATAGTAAAAAATGGAGTGGAAACAAAATGATACAAAACATAAGATTAAAACAAGAGAATGGCAGTTATGACTGGTCATTCACTGATGATGATGTAGAATCAGTCAAGGGCAATAATGCTATTATAAGCAGTCTCATACATAACCTATTACTCAAGGAGGGTGAATTAGAACAGGCAATCTACTTTGACAAAGGTTGCCTCGCGAATAATTATATTCACGCCACCCAGACAAGTAAGAACAAGGAAATGATACAGAACATCTTATCGGAGAGTATCAAAAATTTGGATGGTGTGAGTGATGCAGAACTTGACATCACACAAACAGATGATGGCATAAAAATAAACAATATAACAATCATTAAAACGGATGGAGGCGTGTTCCACATTGGAATCTAGAACCGAAACAGAAATATTAACAGCACTACTACAAAACGCTATGGAAAATGGATTACTCAATATAGATGACACATACATCAATGAAGTAATCAGTGGAAAACACACGGACAACCAGTACGTCTTAGACCTCTCAACTCACGCTTATTTACTGCATCAGTTGGAGGCAAGGGTGGTTGAAGTGAATAACAATTATCAACTTACTACGGCAGTCGGCAGTTACCTGGATAACTTGGGTAGTATTGTTGGTGTACCTCGTATTCTTGGTATACCTGCAATGGTTGATGTAACAATGACTATCAACGCTCCACGAGAAGAAAGCTTCACAATACCAGCAGGAACATCACTCATACTTGATGAAATATACGCTGACATATCATATATAACAAGTGAAGAAACAGAATTTCCTGCAGGTGCAGAGAGCATCAACGTACAATGTGAAAGTATCCTCGAAGCATACCAACCAAGTTTACCACGCAACGTAGTACGAGGAGTGTCCGGATTTCCAGACTTATCTTGCACGAATGAGGAAGGAACACACGGACGGAACATTGAAAGTGATGATGAATACCGTCAACGCATCCCGGATGGTTTGAAAATCCGTAATGTTGGCAGTTATGACTGCTTGAAATCATACCTTGACAGTTATCCTGGTTTGGATAGTTACCTCCTTGTTCCTCATTATGATGGTTTGGGTACTTTGAAGATTGTTTGTGAAACCACGAGCAGTAGGCTTGGGCAGATTAGTGATGATGTGTACAAGAATTGTATGCTTGTTACTGACGTACCACCACTTTGCGTGGAGCCTGGTGCAACATTATTGCAAAGCATCGTGGTATCTGTGAAAGTAGAACAGAGCACCTATACCAACACTGAGTTAGAGCAAATAATCAGGCAATCAGTGTTCACATTCATAGATGGTGGTGTTCGTCGTGATGGTAGTGCCTGGAAGGGATTGGGTATTGGTGAAGATTTTCAGCCAGGTCAACTCATCTCTTACTTGATGGCGGAGGTGCCTGAAGTGTTGAATGTGCAACTTGGTAGTTATGATAGCGTGGTTGTTCCAGCGGAGAATCGTGTTAGTGTAGGTAGCGTGGAGGTGAACTTCTTATGAAGGGGTATGTTGACCTCCTTCCTTCCTATTTGAAGGATGGTGTGAATATTGGTCGGCATGGATTATTACTCGACAAACAGGATAACCATGTAAGGTCAATGATTGACATTGTCAAAGGTTCATTCATATTGGAACGTCCCTTACTCATCGAACGTTATCAGGAAGAGGGAGGGTATGCTACTATTACCCTTCACTTTAATACGGAGTCTCCTGTGAAGCGTGTGTATACTGAGTTGTTACCTGTGAACATTGATGAAAGTTACGAGGAAGAGGACCTTGTAACGAGTGGAGAATTAAGCATTGAATGCACAGATACTATTCCACCGGTTATGCCTACCTTCATTGCTGTTGTGGAAACCTACGACGGATTAACATACGTGAGAGGGTACCCAGAAAACGATATAACTAAGAGTAA